ATAGATATAGGAAAGATCCTAATATTAAGTATTATTGCCACAATTGCGGAGGAGAAGTGGAGTATTGCCATATAGAAAATGATGTATATTGTGTAAGGTGTCAAGATTGCATAGCTTACACTTTAATAGAGGTTGAGAGTTGGCAAGAAGCATTAAGGAAAGTAGGAGAAAAATAAAATGTTAGTAGAACAAAACAAAGATACTTTAATTTGCATTATAGAAGCTAATGATGTGCAAGAAATGATTGTAGAAGCGGAAGAAGCGGCAATTATAATTAGGAACAATATAGCAGATGGAAATATAAAAGAAGGAATTATCAGATATAACAAGAAATATACTGATGATTTAGAATATGGAACTAAAATAAGAGAAGAGGTATATTAATGAGAAAATTAAAATTAATAGCAGTATCAATTTCATTGGTGTTTTTAACAACAGTATTAGCAGGGTGTAATAAGGATATTTGGAAAACAGATTATGAGTTTACGAAAGTTATTGTTAAACTACCTAACGGAGAGATAGTTCAAGGGGAAGTTGAAGAGTGGACTACTTATGATGCAAAAGATATGGTTAAGGTTAAAATCAAAGGTGGTAAACAATATTTAGGACATTCAAATAATATAGTTTTATATAATGATTAGGAGATTGTTTGAATGAGTAGATATGTTAAATTTTACCCCTCAATTATTAAGAATATTAAAAGACAAATGGCTAGTAGTTATTTAGATGATTATGAGACTTTGAATTATATTTTATATAGGTTAACTAAGAAGGATAATTTTGTAATAGAAGCGGATGTTATTACTTCTTTAAGAAATATCGCTGATTTTGATGTTGATGATGATATTTATTGTTATTTGGAGAGGGAGTCTGACATTGTAGAAGCGGTAAAAGTAAGAGATATTATGTTTGATATATTAAACAGTAAGATGCAAAGTATTAGAGGTAAACAAGTGAAGTTTAATACCACTAAAGTAAGAGTCTTATTAAGTAATTCTAAAAACAATATCATCATGAAAACATCGTTATATCGTATAGAGTTTTTAACTGGAATGGAATTAAAAAAGTATATAGTTAAAACTGTTGTAGCTCCTATAGGTAGTTTAAATACTGTTAAACTTTTGAATAAAAAAGAAACAGAAGACACTATTTATAAAGCAGCTAGATATTTAAGTATCAAGTTTGATTGTGGATATAAGATAGATTATGAAGCATCTAATATAACTGTAGAACGTGGACAAGTTTTACAATTCCATTGGGATAGAGGAGCGTTATTATTAAATGGTAAGATGATAGTAAACTTATTATCCGGAACAAAAGAGATTGCTCGTAAGATCATGATGGAGATAAATAACAAAGCACATAAATTGTAGATTTTAAATATATAACTTTATAGAATATAAGTATAAAATATAAAAAAGGGGGAGATTGTCATGAGACCTTTTCCAAAAGCAAGAATTAAATTAGGTGGTGGAGTTAATCTTAAATTCACTAAAAGCGGCACTAGTGTTACAAGGAGCGGTTATTGTCCTACTTCCCTAACTAAAAGCAGCAGAGGGCAAAATAACGAGCATACAGAGTGTTTTGGAGATACATTAGATAACGATACTTTCTATTTTGAAGAACGAGTAGAGCGTGATGACAGAAGTTTACTTAAAAAGATTTTCGATAGGACTGTGATTTTTATAATATATACTATATATGCGATAGCTGGAGCTATATATGTATTCTTTAACTTATTTATTTTCGGGGTACTATTAGCAATAATATTGGGGTTATTGTATATTATAATCACTTTTTTAAGTTTATTATTTTAACAAAAACTTTTTCGTAATGAAACGTTTACTTTTTTTATTACCCTATGATACAATGTAAACGTTGAGGGATAGGGGGGCACCTGATAATAATGCTTAGTTATTAAATTCATCCTTTCTGTATATAGTTTTTGTTAAATTTCAACCCCCTACCTCTTACATAAGAAGACAAAACTAATTAAAAAATCCCCCCTGTTCAATTTTACAAAACCGAATTTTCCTAGAAATTTCTGACTTATTTTTATTTTGTGTTTGAGTAATTTTTGAAAGTGGGAGAAATGAGGTATAGTTTTGACTTATAAATGTAAGAGTAATGACAAGTTTGTTACTTATTTACTTAATAACGAGAGTAAGATACGAAGAAGATTAGAGTTGTACCTTATGACCGGGAATGAAGGTACAAGTGATAACTTAAATATTACATCTCATAAAACCGGAAGGGAAACCGAGAATTTATTAGTAAAGAAGATAACAAATAAAAATTATGTTTTCCGAAAGAGGTGTCTTGATCTTTTGGAACATGAATATAATCAATGCGACCTTATTACACAAGATATATGGAGTTTACGTTTTAAATCTAAATACTCTTGTGAGAGGGTCGGACGTGAAGTTGGCTATAGCAAAAGTTCTGTATATGATAAAATCAAAGTTTTAAAAAATAGATTGCTCCCTCAAATTATCAAGATAGAACAAGAAGTCTACGATAAATGCTGATTTCTGATGTAAAATCTCCTATTTTATTTAATTATTTATTACTTTTCTTTAAGTGTTGTATTAAGGAAAAATAAAAGAAGATAGACTTATAATCTATCTTTCTTTTTTTTGTTTTAAAAGCAAATAAAAAAAGATTGTTAGATATAAACTAACAACCAATAAGAAGATTATTTTTTCTTTTTTTTATTTGTCGCACAGACCCCCAAATTTAACGATTTTTCTTCCTAGCGGGAGTGAGGGGGTGTATGGAAAAAGCAGCGTTTTTTCTCAATGTTATTTTATATAAAAATATTAATTCTAGTTAAGGTTTTAAAAAACAGACTTTTAGCATTAGTTTTATTTTTTAAAATGCTTATTTCACTATATAATAGAAGAAATAATTTCAAAAATAGTGTGAAATCTTGCTACATCTATCTTCTAATATAATTTTAAAATATTTTGAAAAAAAAGTAAATAATCTATTGACGAACATGCGATAATTTGTTATAATTAGATTGTAAGTTGATAAAAACTTACGTTTTAAAAGGGATTTCCTACCTTTCGACCAGAAAGGGGGTAAGAATGATTGAATTATTAAATTATATTATTTTGGTTTTAATTATTATTGAAAAAATCTTAATAATTATTGACAAAATAAAAAAGCCTAGTGCCACTAACACTAGACAGAAATAAATTAATCATTTATATAAGCGAGCGTGTTCCCGCACGCTCCACCTTTTAAAATATTATATCATATTAATAAGAAAAAAGAAAGGGGTATTTAAAATGACTGAAAAAGAAATAAAAAAATCAAAAGAAATAAGAAATACAAAGGACAGAGAACGTTACGCTGCCGATGAAAAAACTAGATTGCAAAAACAATATGTAAATCAACGAAGTACAGCAAGGAATTTCTTGCTTAAAAAAATAAAAGAAGAAGATAAAGAAGAATTTAGAAATATTTTAAAAAATCTTTAAAAAAAACTATTGACAAACTAACGCACGTGCGTTATAATTAAAGTACAAGGTAAGAAAGAAATAAAAAAAGCGATAGAGTTCACAAGCGCCAACTTAATCAACTCTATCACTAAACCGAATTTAATTAAATAAGTATAGAATAAATCTAGCCTTTTTTAAAAAATTCATATTTCTATTTTACCACAAAAAAATAAAAAGTAAAGAGGTAAAAATCATATGAAAATATATATGAAAAAAACAAATTATCAAAAAATTAATGGTAAATGGAATGTTGTGAAAGCAGAGGAAAAAGAAATAACAGAAGAACAATACCATCATCTAAAATATGAAAAATGGAAAGGTGACCGCCGAACATTCCAGTATGATTATGAAATAGGTGCTAGATTAATGGTTAAGTTAACATCTATAGAGCCGATTTTCAAAGAAATAAAAATTGTTAGAGAATTTACATTCAAGAAATAATAGGAGGGGCAACAAGATGGAAAAATACAGAGTTTTAACAAAAAAAGAAATAAAATCACTAAAAAGACAAATTACAGAAAATGGTATTTTAGATATTGGATATTATCACAAATTATACGATGAACTATCAAAAATTAATTTTTACAAATTAATAGAAGCGGCGGGAAAATTAGCATCTGATGGATTTGATTACAATTCAAACTATTTTGCTGATTGTGTTGTAGTTGAATTTTGCAAACTTATAACTTATCAAGAATTTAAACAAGTAGTACCATTTTTAATGGGATATTCAGGTTATAAATTGATAAATAACGAATTAGTGGAGGTAGTTTAATATGTTAGTATATGTAAACAAAGAGAAACAAGTAGAGTTAAATAATAATGAAATTGTAAATATCGATATTAAAATTAAAAAAGTGGTAGGTACACCATTTGTGCCAATTCAATACGTTACAGCTTTTTCAAGTCCGAAAATAAAAGTAGAAGCGATTGTAGAAATTGAGTTGAACAAAGTTGTTGTTGATGAGTATGTGAAAAAAATTCTGGTCGGCTATGATATGTTAAATGAATTAGAGGAAATAAAAGCATTGAATGAACAAGAGTTGTTTGAACTGGCAAGAAATAATTTTGAAATAGAAAAAGATAGTTTGATAAATACGATTGTTAAGTTTAGAATTAAATAGAATAATAATTTTTAAGCGTGGTTAAATTGCCACGCTTTTTTATTTTGTCTTTTTTTCACCTGCTAAACAAATAACACACTTTTAAGCGTTGTTTAATTTTTTGATTGAAATTTCAAAGTCTGGAAAAACTGGACAAATTGGAAGGTATTATAATAGTATGAGGAGATTTTAAAAAAGGGGGGAATAGAGATTTTAAAAACCTGCGGATACTGTCACAAAATTCACGATAACAAGATTAAATGTGGAGCTAAACGGAAATATTACAGAGAAAAGAATAGTAGATATAACAAAAGTCAAGAATACAATGATATTATTAAATCGAACAGATGGAAGAAGTTAAGTGCATTGATTAAGTCTTTAGATAATCATGAGTGTTTAGTATGTAAGGATTGTGGTCTGATCAGTCCTAAAGTGCTAGAAGTTCATCATGTAGAAAAAGTAATGAACAATTTTGAAAAAGCATTTGATGAACAGAATTTAATAACATTGTGTATTTATCATCACAAGCAAGCTGAACAAGGGTTAATAACAATAGATAAACTATTAGAGTTGATTAATAAGTATAGAAATAAAGATGCTAATAACGATATACTAACGCTTTAGCCTTTTCGCTTATCCATAGCTTGCAAGGTCAAGAGGTCTTGACTATTTTTTTATATTTCAAAACAAAATTAAAACAAATAATAATTAAATTAAATAAGTTAAATGTTATTTAATCTTATCAATATTGATAAGATATGTGTACTTAACACACACATACACTTGCTACATCTACATATATGTATTAAATATATATTTAATTAAAATGTTTTAAATTAAATTATAATTAATCAATTTGATATTGAATGAAAAGCAATGAACACAAAAGAGGATTAACCTTTTAAAGTTTGTTAGCTTTTTTATTTTGCTTTTGAACAAGAAAGAAAAAGTTTACCCTTTTTTAAAATAACCTACCCCCCCTATAAAATATAAGGATTTTTAGGTATTTCTAACGACCAACCTGCCCCCCTCTATTCTCAATTTTTTTCCGCTGCTAATGATTATTGGAAAAAAAGGCATAAAAAAAAGGACTATCCTTTGAAATTTTGGATAGCCTTTTAGAAAAGACAAAACTGTTTATATCAATGATTATAGCATATCAGAAAATAAAAATCAAGAGGAGGAATTACTTTGAAAAAAAAAGAAAAAAAAGGTCAAAAAAAACCGAAAAAAACGGAGGAAAACAAAGAAAAAGTATCGGAAAAGGAGAAAAAATCAAGTAAATTATTCAAATTTTCTTCTGAATACAAGAAAAATAGAGAAAAACTCTTTGAAATGGTACAAGGTCTATCTATAGGAGATAGAATGTTGTTTGATGAATTATTTGATGTATTTGAAACTCATGTAGGTATATGTAAGCAACTAAAAGAAGAGATGAAAAATGACGGAGTGATAATCGAAAAAGAATATGTGAAAGGTAGACCGACTATTGTAGCTCATCCTGCTATAACAAACTATAATGCTTCAAGTAAAGCGTTGAACTCTACCGCTTCTCAACTATCGAAACTATTCGATAAGTTAGGAGCAGGAAGCGGAAAAGAGTTTAATGATTTAAAAACATTGCTGCGTGGAGAAGTCAATAATTAATGCTTTATGAAAAATCTCTACAGTATGCTAAAGATGTTGTAAGCGGGAAAGAAGTAACCACTCCGGAGGTAGTTTGGGAGTGTAAAAGATTTTTAAATCTATTAAAAGAGCAAAAAAAGAAAAGTTGTTTGTATTACTACGATGAAGAAAAGATAAAAACTATAGATGAAATATTAAAATTAATGAATATGGCTTCCGGGATAGGAGTAACAGGTAAACCTATATATGATAGTCTAGCACCTTTTCAATGCTTTTTCCTAAGTAATGTCTTTGGTTGGAGATTTAAAGCTAACAGAAATAAGTTTAAATATCGTGAAATAACGTTGTTTATACCGAGAAAGAACGCTAAAACGTTTATATGTGCATTATCTTTAATATTACTTATGTTGACTGAACAAGATTATTCAGAGTTCTATTCTATATGTTTGGAGCGTGAGTCAGCTGCTTTAGTTAAACAAGCGATGACTCAAATAATTCAGTCTAGTCCACAATTAAAACCTTATTTCAAGTTAAGTAATACTCTAATAGGTAGGATAACTTGTTTGCTTAACAGCAATACATATCAAGCTCGTACTGCTCAAGCAAATAATAATAATGGTATCAAACCTTGTGCGTTTATTGCCGATGAAATAGGAGCTTTCACAGATAAGGGTAATATAAAAGCTATGGAGTCAGGACAATTAAACGTTGTTAACCCTCTAATGTTCAAAATAACAACCGCTTATCCGGAAGATAAGAGTATCATGTTAGAGGAGTTAGAACATCTTAAAAAGATATATTCAGAAACGGAAGTCGATGATAGATTGTTCGCACTATTATATTATGCTGATGAGGAAAATCTATGGACGGATAAAGGTTTATACATGGCAAACCCTCTAAGGATAGAAGAAAACTACGAGAGTATCAGACGTATGAGAAATAAAGCCTTGTCTTTAGATAGTGAACGAGCAGAGTATTTAACTAAACACATGAATTACTTCTTACCTTCATTAAGTGGAGAAGAGTATATAGATGTTAGAAAGGTTAAAGAATGTATAGTGCCATCTGTTGACTTTAGCGGAAGAAGAGTTTATGTAGGTCTTGACTTAGCTTTAACAACGGATAACGTTGGAGTAACTATAGCGAGTCTTGACGAAGACGGAGAAACTATCTTGTTGGATAGCTGGGCATTTATACCAAGTAGCAAAGTAGAAGATAAGAGTAGGAAAGAACGGACGAACTACAGAAGACACATTGAAAGAGGTAATTGCTTCGCTTGTGGAGATGAAGTAGTAGATTATGGTTTTATAGAGAAGTTTATTTTAGAGCTAGAAGAAGAGCTTGATTGCAGCATTGAAGCTATTGGTTACGATATATTCAACGCTATGAGTACAGTTCAGAAGTTAGAGGAAAATGGATATTTAACTGTAATGGTAAAACAACATAGTAGCGTTCTACATCCTGCTATCAAGTTGGTAGAAGAAAAGATATTAAATAAGGAAATTCAATTTGAAGACAACCCTTTACTTATACAGAACTTCCAAAATGCTCGTGTTGTTTATGATACTAACTTAAATAAATATGTTAATAAGAAAAAAAGTACAGGTAAAATTGATATGCTTGCAGCCGGATTTAGTGCTGTTCATTTATTGATGGAAAATGAAATATTAGGTAATACTTTTGTGAGTGCTGTTTTATAGTCCTAAATAAGACTTAAAACTGTTTAATAATTAAGGGAAGGAGGAGTACAATGGGGATTTTTAGTTGGTTTACTAGAGATAAAGAAGAGGAAGAAAAAGAGAAAGTTACCTTGTTTGAAGAGGTATTCGGTTATGCGAGTGATAAGGTTACTATAGAAGATGCTTTGCAGATACCTATAGTCAACGCTTGTGTATCTCGTGTGAGTGATGTTATTGCTTCTACTGATTTAAGACTATATAAAAAGACAGATAAAGGTAGGGAAGAAGTAGAAAACGATAATAGAGTTAAAATTCTTAATACTAAAGTGGATAATGGTTCAATTAATAACTTTGAACTCAAAAAACTAATCGTAAGAGATTATTTTTTAAGAGGGCATTGTTATTTTTATGTTAAAAGAAGCGGTAATAAAGTAGAGGATATTGCTTATTTAGATAATGTATCTATTAGTAGCAATTCAGACCCTTTTAACAAGTTATTCACAATTCACGCTTATGATAAGACACTTAGACCACATGACACTTTAAGGATAACTAGAAACACTAAAGATGGTATGCGAGGAAAGTCTATTATTGATGAAACTGGTTTACATTTCTTACTTATCATTAAAACTATGGAACGTCTTTTAACGGATGCTAAACGTGGTTTTCTTCCAAAAGGTATGTTCAAGATGGAAAAGAATATCAGAGATTTAGATGCTGTAAGAGAAGATGTTAGAAAAATGTTAAGTGATAAGAATAGTGGTTATATATTCTTAAATAGTGCCATTAGTTATGAGCCTTTAGAGAAAAAGAAAGATGTTGAAAATGAAGCTAAGGCTAACGCTTCTGAACTTAATAAGATTGCAGCGATGTTTGGAGTACCTGTAAGCATCATTAATGGTGGAGCTAATGAAGAAGATAAATTCAATTTTATTAACTTTACTATCTTGCCGTTATTAGCAACTATAGAAGCTAGTCTAAATAGAGATTTATTGTTAGAAAGAGAGCAAGGTAAATATTATTTTGCGTTTGACACAAAAGAGTTGCTTAAAGGAAACTTAAAAGAACGTTTTGAAGCATATCAAATAGCAATTAAGAATAATATTATGAGTATGGACGAAGTTCGAGACCTAGAGAATATGCCGAGATTAAATCTTGGTTTCTATAAATTTAATATTGCAGATGCTATGTATATTCGTGATGATGAGAAAGATATTAATATGCTATTAAACGTTAATACTAATACGGCTATGGATATTAATAGGGTTGTAGCAACTACAAGTGAAACAGGTATTATGAACTTTAATCCTAATCATAAGGATAGTGTTTTAAACAATGAAGATGCAGAAGACAACGAAGAACAAGAAAAAGATGTAAAAAACAAAGATGATACACTTGATTTAAAAGATGTAAAAGATTTAGGAGGAGCATAATGGAACTGATAATTTTCACGAACACAGGGAAGACTTATAATTTTAATGATGTAGAAAATTTCAAACCAACAACAGATGGATTTAGTTTTGATTATATTGGTAAAGCTACTGGGGTAAAACGATACGCTCAATTTAGTTACACATCTGTTTCCGGTTATGCGATAGCACAACCATAAACACGTCCTAAGCAAGACTATAAAAGGCTAATAACGAGGAAAGGGGGAAGGTCTATGAAAGTAAGGGTATATGATAACAAAGCTATTATAAGTGGTTATGTGAATGTTGCTGAACGTATTTCTAAACGTCTTAAAGAAAATGGTATTGAGTTTTACGAGAAAATAAAAGAAGGAGCGTTTGGAGATGCTGTAAGAAGAAATAACAACATAAAAATACTACTTAATCATGATTATAAGCGAGAGTTAGGTAATACTAATCAGAATTTAACTATTTATGAAGATAGTATAGGTTTATATGCAGAAGCGGAAATAACCGATGAAGAAGTTGTAATGAAAGCAAGAAATAATCAATTAAGTGGTTGGAGCTTTGGTTTTGTACCACTAAAAGAAGAAATAAACGAGAACTACGGGAACATTCCTTTGAGAACTGTAGAAAGTTTAAACCTATATGAAGTATCTATCCTAGATAGCGACCATATACCAGCTTATAACTCTATGAGTTTGAATGTAAGAGATGCAGCAAACGAGCCTTTAGAGATTAGGAGCTACGAAAAAATCAATATAGAGGTGGAAGAAGAAAAACCACCAAAAGAAGAGTTACAAAGAGATTTTGATAACTCTATTTTTATTGCCGAAATAGATAAATTTTTAAACGAAAGGAAAAAATAAAATATGACTTTAAAAGAATTAATTGAATTAAGAAATGAAAAAATCGAAAGAGTAAAAGAATTTAAAAAAATTGCAGAAACAAGAGCAATTTCAGAAGATGAAACAAAAGAATACGAAGAAGTAACAAGAGAAATCACTTCATTAGACCAACGTATTGAAATTTTAGAAACAAAAGAACGTGAGTTTGTAAATACAGAAGCAGATAAACTAGATGTATCTCAAGAGTTAAGAGAGTTCTTGAAAAACCCTACATTAGAATTAAGAGATTTTGGGGCGGGAGCTGGAAATAACTTTAAAGCAGCAGAAGCAGGGGCAATAATTCCTCAAACTTTATCAGATAGAATTATCGAAAAAATCTTAAAAGAAAGTAATATTTTACCTTTACTAACAAGATACGATATTACAGGAGAGTTATTAATTCCTAAATTTGATGCTTCTACGCTTACTATTGCTTTCTACGATGAGTTTGCTGAGACAGTAGAAAGTAATGCTAAATTTACAAGCATCAAACTTACTACATTCCGTATCTCTGGTCTGTTAAGAATTTCAAGAAAACTAATCAACAATGTTAAATTCGATATTGAAGGCTTCTTAATTAATAAAATTGCGGAACAATTCAGATTATTCTTAGAAAAATCTGTAGTTGAAGGAGCAGCAGGTAAATTCGATGCTTTATTCACAGCAGAAGCAGATAACACACTTACATTAGCTAAGAAAGACGAGTACTCTATCAACGATTTAATCGACTTACAAGCTAAATTGCCAACTGTACACCAATCTACTGCTGTATTTGTAATGAATAAAGATATGCTAACTATCTTGAGAAAACTACAAGATAAAGAAGGACGATACTATGTATTACCGGACGTTACTCGTGGTTTTGGCTTCTCAATTTTAGATACTTCTATTCAAGTAACTGATTTTGCACCAGCAGGACAAGTTTTATACGCTAACCTAAAAGAATATGGTTTAAGTGTAAGTGAAGAAATGAATATCCAAGTGTTGAATGAGTTATACGCTACTCAACACGCTGTAGGTATCAATATTCATGGGCAATTCGGAGGTAAAATTACCGATGAACAAGCGTTCGCTTTATTAAAAAATAAAGGATAGGAGTTGAAATAATTGGCTGAAATTTCTGTAGAAGACGTAAAAGAATATTTAAGAGTCCTTGATAATTCAGAAGACAGTCAGTTAAAACTACTGCTAGATAGTGCTGTTGAGTATATGGTAAGTCATACAGGTTTAAAAGAAGATGTAGTAAGAAATAAGAGTGATATTAAAACAGCACTTCTTATACTAGTAAATGATTTTTACTGGAATAGAGATTATCAAACCGGAAATAAATATAATAATAAATTAGTCGACAATATTATAGAAAATAATAGAACTAATTTTATAGGATAGGAGGTACTTATGGTTATAACTACTGGAATGTTTAACAAGAAGGTATCTTTTATTCGACATGGAGTTAAAGTAAACGGTTTTGGTGGGCGAGGTGGAAAGACAGAAGAAGAGCTTTTCACTTGCTACGCTTATCTTAGTAATTTGAGAAATAGTGAGTTTTGGGAGAGTAGACATGGTAGTGATAAGAGTAAACTGCGTATAAGAATAAGATTTACACCAAAAGCACTAAAACTTAATACTAAAGACTGTTTTGTAAAAATTGATGATAAAACATGGAACATTCTATCAATAGAGAATGTTTTGAATAGAAATAAAGAATTTTTGATGTATTTGGAGTATAGAGATGAGTAACATAATTTCTATTGGTATATCTGACTTTGGTTTACAAGAATATCTTGAGACTTATCCTATAAAAGCAAGAATAGTGGCGGATAAAGCAGCCCTAAAAGCGGCGAAAGAAGGAAGAAGTCTATTGTTAGTTACTTCTCCTGTAAAAAGCGGAAGATATAGCAAGGGTTGGAGTGTTAGGAACAAGTCAACTGTTGCTGGAGGGATAGAGTATGTTATCCACAATAAAAATAGTCCGCACTCTGTTCACTTGCTAGAAGACGGACATGAGATGTTTATTAATGGTAAATATACAGGTAAACGTGTAGCAGGTATTCCACACTTTGAAAAAGCTAAAGAAAAGGCGGGAGATTTATTTGAACAATATTTTGACGAAGGTTTACGAAGCCTTAACTAGTGTAGGTATTCCTGTTGCTTATTTTAACTTTGATAAAACAGAGAAAATTCAAGCACCTTTTATTATTTTTAGGAGTACCAAGCAGATAGTTAGTGCTGATAGTGATATATATTGCTATCGGCACGAGTTCAATATCGAACTATATTATCATGGCGGAGATATAGAACTAGTAGAAAAATTTAGAGAAGCGTTGTACGGGATAAAAAAAGTAGTTAACTACGAACAAAGTCCTTTGGATGGAGTTGTTTTATTGCGTGCAACGTTTGATTTATTGGAAGAAAAAGAAAATTAAAAACAAAGGAGAAATATAAATGAGTAACAAATATTTATTTAACTTAAAAAAAGTACACTATGCACCTGTAACAGTAGGAGAAGATGGAACTTTATCATTTGGAGCTGTTACACGATTAATGGGAACTACAGAGCTAACTATGGAGCTAGAACAAAGTTCAGACAAACACTTTTCAGAAGGTTTAGTTTACTTTGTAACTACTTCATCAGCAGGGTACAAAGGAGAACTTAGTATCTATAACGTTGATGAAAAATTTGAAAAAGAAGTATTAGGCATGAAAGAAGATACTAAAAAAGTACAATACGAAGATATGTACGCACAACCTAAAGAAATTGCTTTGCTATTTGAAGTAGATGGTAATGAAAAAGCAGAAAGACATTGCTTACTGCGTGTAAAAGTATCGAAACCAAAATATGAATACAAAACAACTACAGATAAAGTAGATGTACCTGTATTAAAACTTTCTTACGAAGGTTTAACTAACGAAAAAGGTATCGGAAGAATTAAAACATCTAAAGACACAGACGAACAAGTTTATAACAAGTGGTTTGATAGTGTTTATACACTTGCAACAGCCTAATTAAAAAAATATCTTAACTATCAAGGAGAAAAAAACATGAAATTAAAAATCGGTAAAAAAACTTATAAAACTAAAACTTTAACAGCAGACTTTCCTATTAAATTTTATAAAGAGACTGGATTAGATATTTTCAGTATTGAAGATGCAAATAAAAGTTTTATAGAATTATATGAAATCTCTTTACACCTAGCTTTTGCTTTAGCAGGAGAAGGGAAAAGTTTAGAGGAGTTTTCAAACGAGTTTACCCCTGCTGATTTAGTAAATGCTTTTGGAGACATATTCGCTTGCTACATGGAAACAACTTCTCCTAAAGTAGAGAGCGAAGTCGAAAAAAAGTAACTACAAGAAAGATGACTACCCCACTATATTTGCTTAGATGCAAACAAGTGGGGTTTTCTTATGAAGATATGAAAGTAATTCCTATGGATGTAGTACAAGGAACTTTTGTAGAGCAAGGAAACGATAGTTACGATTATCCGTTGAAACCTACTCAAGATGTAATTGATAGATTATAGGAAAAAGAAATTTTATAGGAAAGGAGGATAAATAATGGCTTTAGAAGAAAGAGGAAGACGGATAACGCTTAAAGCGGATATTTCACAATTAAAATCAGCTTTCAATAAGGTTAATGCTATTGCTCGTCAAAGTGCTACAGAACTAAGAAAAATAGGAAATGCACTAAGGTTTGACCCTCATAATATAGCTTTGTTAACTCGACATCAAAAAGAACTTAACAGGCTTATAGCTCAAAACCATAAAAAGATAGGTAATCTAAAAAAACAAATAGCGGCACACACAGAGTCGGGAGATGTAGAAGCTGTTAGAAAACTTACAAATAAGTTAGAAATAGCCCGTTCTGAAAACAACAAATTTAAAGCTAGTTTAAAAGAAACTAATAAAACACTTGCTAACTTAGGTAACGTGCAAGCACTAGCGAAGCTAGAAAGCGAACTTAAACAAAGTAAAGCAAATGTTGAAAGTTTGAATAAAGCATTAAAGTTAGATGTAGGAAACATTAGTGCTGCTGCTACTAAATTTAGAGAACTTAAATCTCAACTTGATAATTTAGATAGACAAGCTCTTATTCTTATACAAGACTTGAAGAAAATTGATATTAAAACAAACCCTCAAGGCTTTAATAAGATAAAGTCTAAACTAGAAGAAACTAGAGCGGAAGCTAAACATACAAGAGAAGAACTTAAAAAGTTAGGTGACACTAAATTTAGTCCAGCTTTGGTGCAGATAGAAAAATTAGACCAAGAACTTAAAAAGAGTAGAGAAACTAGCAAGAGTTTAAAACGAGAGTTAGAGTTTAAACCTAGAGACAGTCTTTTAAAATCTTTAAAGTTAGAAGAAGCAAGAAATGAACTAACTAAAACTAGAGAAAAGATTAAGTTACTTAAAAGCGAGTTAGGCAGAGTAAAAACAACAGATAACCGAGAAGAGTTTACTAAGTTAAATCTTAAAATCGCTGAAAGCCAAAGGCATACTAAGGAACTTATTAGAAGTTTTAACGTACTTAATGCAACTAAATTAAATGGTGTAAGAGGGTCATTAGCTAGTCTTGGGCATAGCTTACAACAAAATGCTAAGGCTATGCGAGATGCAGGAAGGAACTTTACATTAGGTTATACTTTACCTGTTACTTATGGAATGGGTAGAGTCTTAAATGAGTTCAGACAAACTGACGATGGTTTAAGACGAGTTGCTGCTGCGGCTTCTGATGGTGTAAAGGAAAAATTCTCATCTTCTTTTAGAGAAGTAGAAGCAAGTGCGAGAGAGTCTTCAAAAGGTACTGTATACAGCGTAAAACAAGTTGCTAGTGGTATGGAAGAGCTTATCAAAGCAAACTGGAAAGCAGCAGATGCTCAAAGAGAAGTTATCAATGTTATGAATTTGGCTAAAGTAGAAGGTATGGATTTAGCACAAGCAACTGAAATAGTTGCAGATGGTTTAGCTTCATTTGGCTTAAAAGCAAATGAAACAGCACGCTTTACAGACGTGTTAACAATGGCTTCTATTAAATCTACTACCGATATTACAAAAATGGGAGAAACATTGAAATATGTAGCTCCTGTAGCGGGTACATTGGGTTATACGATAGAAGATACAGCTACCGCTATTTCCATAATGGCTAACAATGGTATTAAGGCTTCTGTAGCAGGTACTTCATTGAGAGCAGGACTTACAAACCTAGTAAAACCTTCTAAGCAAGCTAGAGCTGCTTTAGCGGAAATAGGTTTTAGCATGACGGATGCTAATGGTAAAACAAAACCTTTAATTCAAGTTATATCTGAACTTAGAGAAAAAACTCAAGGAATGACAGAAGCTCAAAAAGCTCACTTTGCAGCATCGGTATTTGGTAAAACTGCGATGAGTGGTTGGATGGCTATTTTAAACGCTTCTGATACATCGGTAAAAGAATTAACTAACTCTATCAAGAACTCTAAAGGTGCTACTAAAGAAATGGCAGACCAACTTACAAGCGGAGTAGGTGGAGCGTTTGATAGATTTAAAGCTAGTGTAAGTAATACTTCTTACGAGGTAGGGAAATCTCTTGCTCCAGCTCTTAAATCGGTTATTGACGGAGCTACTAAAATGGTAACTTCATTAGGTAATGCGAGTGATGGTACGAAGATTTTTGTTACTTCTTTAGTTGGTATAACAGCGGCAATACCACCTTTAACATGGGCGATTGGTGGAGCTATTACACAATTTCAAAGATTTGCAACATTCTTAAAACTAGCGTTTGCTACACCAATAGGGTTGGCAATTAGTGGAACTATAGCTTTAACAGTTGCTTTGCAAAGATACTTTAGCTCTACTAATGAAGCAGCGAAATCAAAAGAAAAAATTAAAGAGGCTAACGAAAGTATAGCAAATAGTTTTGAAAAGATTGCTGCTGGAGTTAGAACTGCTGAAAAAGAAATATCTGAAAGTCAAGGGTATTTTGAAACTCTATATGGCTCAAGTGATAAAGCAGCTAATCGCATGAAGGAAATACCGGGAGAAATACAAAATATACAAGCTGAAATAAGTGATATTTTAAGAAAGTATTCAGATGATAGAGATAACATTAGTCAAACAGACTTACAACGTTTAAGAGATTATAGTAATAAACAAGCAGCTTTATATAAAGAACAAACGCAAATAGTTAACCAAAGATTAGGAGACTTAAATACTGCGGTTAAAGAATTTGTTAAGAATGATAGTTTAACAGATGAGCAATATCTTTCTATGAAGAATAAACTTACTAAAGATTTGAATACAACTTATGAGAAAGCTGTAGAAAATGCTAATGATTATTACGTTAGAATGATAGCGGAAAATGAAAAACTACCACCGGGATTAAGAAAATCTAACGAAGAGATTAATCGTGAATATCAAAAAATGGTAACCGATGCTAAAACTAGTTACAACGAAAGTGTTCAAGCGTTAGAACGAAGAAATTTACAACACAGTAAATTGATGGATGAGTTCTTTAGAAAAAGTGCTGAAATTACTGGGAAATTAGAAAGCAACGAAAAGAGACACCAAGAAGAATTAGAAAAAATTCGTGAAGCTGGAATCCAAGATGCTCAAGGTGCTAGAGTTGCGATGGAAGAGGAAAATGCACGATACCGAAAAGAACAAGAAAAAAACCAAGAAGAATTAAAAGCTATTTTTGATAAAATGAACCAAGATGAAATTGGTAGATGGGCAAACAGTATAAAAACAGCTAAAGAAAAAGGTAGAGAGCTTAGTGCAGAAGAGAAAGCAACAGTAAAAGCTATGATTGAAGCCTACGATGGCATGGACTCTCAAACACAGGAGAAAGTAAGAAAAACTCTTGAAGGTGTAGGTATCACTATAGAAGAGATGAAACCGTTGTTAGGTAATAAATCAAATGAGAATGCCTTTAATATGATGCAACAATTTCAAAGTGGTCTTAATAGTGGTAAACCAGGAGTGAAAACTGAAATAGATACAGTTGCTCAAGAGTTATCAAATGTTATAGGTGCTGTAAACTTATTCCCTAACGGAGTAAGTATCATGAACGCATTGGGAAGCGGTATTTCCGGAGGTAAACCTTCTGTAGATACCAATATCTCTAGTACCGCACAGAGTATCGTTGATAAGGTAAAAAATACTGACTTAGCCCCTGCTGGACGTGAAAAATCTGAACAGTTAGGACGTGGTATTAAATCGGCTGACAGAAATGTTTGGGATGCAGCTCAACAAACAGCAAACTATGGTAAAGATGGAGCTGGAAGTGTTGGTTTTGCTGGTGTAGGTGCAGCGATGACTATAGGTATGGCAAATGGTGCAAATAGTCAAGGTGAAACATTATTCAGTACATTAAGAGGGTTAGCGAGTCGAGCATGGCAAGCGGCAAAAGCAGCGTTAGGTATCAACTCTCCGTCTCGTGTATTCAAACGTGAAGTCGGGCATTGGATAGCTCCGGGTATTGCCGAAGGGGTTGTTGGTAATGCAGATACATTATTCAGAAGTATTAAAGGCACTATGACTAAAGGGGTTAAGGTTGCTAAAGACTTTAATTTCTCTGATAAATTAGGTAGTATTGCTAATTTTTCATCTGTTAATGATTATGCTATTCAACATACAGTATCACAAAACAACATTGTAGTAGAAACTTTAAATACTCTAATAAGCAAAATAAATGATTTAGAATTACGTTCTGACATTTACCTTGACGGAGATAAAGTTGGTAATGCTACATATAAAAGACATGAAGTTATAGATAGGAGGTTAGGTTTAGTATGATAATTTGGAAAAACGAGACACTTCTGTTGAATACCAAAGATTATAAACTTAACTTTGGTATCTTAAATTTTGATGATTATAGAAGTGCTACTGAAAAGATAATTAAGAGTGAAAGTTTTAGTTTTAATGATAGTTATACATATAGACCTAATACTTATCAAGGGTATAATACCACGATAGAAATTCTTATAAGAGATAGTAAACGAAAACAATTTCTTAGAGCTTTAAGAGAAGGTAATAGATTATCTCTTCCGAAAGAAGAGGACGTATATCGTGAGTATTATATTGATGGCGAGGTTAAGACTACTTATTATTCAGAAGGGTATTCTAAACTCGCTATTCCCGTATATTTTAATGCTTTTAAATACAGCACTTCTAAGAAGGTATTTACTTTTCAAAAAGGTTTAATCAATACTATATACAATGAAGGAGATGTTTATGCAGAGCCTGTATATACTATAAGAGGAAGCGGAAACCTTATATTTTCCGTTAATGGCACAGTTCATACTTTAAGAAATGCACAAGGTGGATATATAGTTAATTGTAAAAATAAAGAACAAAATATCACAGATTTAAGTGGAATTTCTAAAAATGTTACAAGTGAATATAATGGAAATTTCCCTACGCTAGAAGATGGGGCTAATAGAATACAACTTATTAGCGGGGATAGCCTTGAAATGAAAGTTAATTGGAGGTGGATAGATTGATAATTAGGTTAGATACTGAAAAAAGTTTAGTTACAGCTTGGGAAGTTAGACTTATCAAAACTAGTGATTATCAAGATACTCTTACCTTTAAATTACCTATAGACGAAAAAATAAGTATTGATGAACTTATAGGAGTTAGAACTAAGGTATTTAAACAGAATTATAGGGTTAAAGAGATAATAGTTAAGGACAGATTTAAAGATGTGTTTTGTGAACACGTCTTTTTTGATTGTAAAAACATAGTTATCCCTTTTGTAGATGAAGCGGATAGAAGCGGAGAGTCTTTTAATGATTTTTCAAGATATAACGATTTAAGAAGTATTTGCGGACACCTAAATAGGATAATCAGAACTAAAGGAGATAACGAGTTCGCCTTTACTTGTGATTTTAATAAGAGTGGTATTGTTGAGTGTGATGATACCACTTTATACGATTTAATATTTGGAGAAAAAGGTATTTTAAAAACTTTTGATTGTGAGTTGGTTTACGATAATTTCAAAGTTAAACTTGTTGAGAATAGACCTAGTAAAAATACGGAAATTCTTTTTCATGAGAACAAGAATATCACAGAGTTACAAGAAACAACGGATTTTAAAAATATTGTTACTAAGTTACATATCACTTGTAAATATTCTCCGGATAATTCAGAAGAAGGTAAAGCAGAGCGAGAAAGACTTAAAGCTGAAAAAAGAAAAGAATTGTTTGAAGCTAGTCAACGAAGAATACAAGAACGTGAACAAAGGCAAGCGGAAGAACGAGAAAGAAAAAGACAGCAAAGAGAAAGAGAATATCAAGAAAACAAAAATAGACCTAGAAGAACTCAAGATGAAATACACGCTGAACATTTGAGGAAGCAGCAAGAAAACGAAGCTAGAATAAGAGCTAATAATGAAGCTAGAAGATTAGAAAGAGAGCGTAAGTTTAAAGAGCGTGAACAACAAAGGGTAAATAAGAAACAAAATAAAGAGGAATTAATCTTTAGAACAGTATTCACTAGCCCTTTGATAAATGAATATGCTAGACCTTATGAAGCTAGTCTTAATTTCAGTAGTAGCGAAGTAAATAGTGAAGAAACGTTAATAGCTTGGTGTAATGCTAATTTATTCACAGAAGAAGACCCTAGAGATTTACCTGTTAAGAACTTTAGTTTTAAACCTGTAACTGATAATTACGATATAGATATTAATGATAAAGCAATGGTTGTTTTTACATCTATCAATACTAATAAGATTGTTAATTGTTGCAAACTTGAGTATGATGCTTTGCACGATAAATATATCTCTGTAGAGTTTGGAGTTTTAAATAGAAGTCCTATCAAAAGTGCTATAGGTAGTTTAAATTCTAAAATATCAGATACCAACGCTAACATCGAAAGAAAATACGGTATATTAGACAGTAATTTTGAAATCTACGTCCAAAAAGAGTTAGAAGCATACGATGAGCTTTATCGACTTGATACAGAAGAGTTTAGAGATGAATTTAATACTGGACTTGAAGAAGCGGAAATAAAAGCTGAACAGTATGCGGGGGAAGTCGCTACAAGTATAGACAACAATATAAATACTTTTAAAACAGAAGTTAATTCAACTATAAAAGAATTCAATAGCAAATTATCTAGCTTTGATGGTGGTAATTTAGATGAGCTTAGAAAAAAAATTGAAGAGACTAAACAAATAGCTGAAACTACAGTTAAAATGGTGGGAACTGATGATAGTATTACTTACAACAAAAATAGATTAGAAGGTGCTACTGAACGTGAAATACCATTAGGAACAGCGTATATAGAATTATCTCATAATGGAGATGGTTTTGAAGTAGGAAAAGAATACACGATAAGTTGGGAAGCGGAGTGTAGAACTCACGATTTTACCGATGTAAAAGTAGTGTTTAACAAACCTTTACCTTTTACTGCGAAAATTAGTTTAATTTCTATAAATAACTTATATCCTAGAGTAGATAAGGTGCTAGAAAAAGGAACAAAAGAAGTGGATTTACTTCATGTTTATAGTTCTAGTTATGGAAATCTTATATTGAGTGATTGGTGTAGCACTATAAACAATATTGTAACTATAACGAAACAAAATACTTTAAATATAAATATATCGTTTAAAGAAGTTGGAGATGCAGAAGAACTTCCTAACCTTCCAGAAAGTTGGTCAAGAGAATGGCATGGAGAGTGGAATGAACAACCACAATATATATTAGATGGAGGTGTAAACTAGATGACGATAGAGAAAATACCTTTAAGGGTACAACACAAAAGAATGACAGCAAGTCAATGGAGAAGTAGCTCCCTTATCCTCCTAGATGGAGAAATAGGTGTAGAAAGTGACACAGGATATTTAAAGGTTGGAGATGGGAGAAGTACATTTACTAATCTAAAATATCTTAAAGGAGACAAAGGAGATAGAGGAGAGCCCGGAGCTAAAGGGGATAGAGGACAACCCGGTAGAGATGGAACTAACGGGAGTGCTGGTCAAAATATAATTAATCAACAAAATAAACAACCTATGAAATATTGGGCGGGAACGGAAGCTCAATACAACGCAATATCGGTCAAAGACCCTTATACGATATATGATGTATTTAAGTAGGTGCTATTATGGATAGATTGAAAATAATGGTGGGCGATAAAAAAGTTATTCAAAGATTTATTGGAGATAAATTAGTTTGGGAGAACATAATATTATTATTATCGAAGAATAATGTATATTCAATAAAACATTTAACAGAGGTTTATTTGTTATGCTCTTACGAAGAAGATATAGAAATAAAAAATATTACGAAAATGGTTATAGGAAACGTTGAAGTAACTAACTTTCAATCTTTAGAAGGCGGAAAAGGAAATGAAGAGAGAGGCGAGTGGGGAGGTTTTAAATTCACTCCTACGGAAGCTGATTTTGATAGGATACCGGAAGGAATGATTGATAAACTTGAAATTTGGGGAAGGGGGTAGTTTATGGATATAGAAATTCAAAATAGAAAACACGAAGCACTTTTTAAAAATGGAAAGTATCAATATACCTTTATACCTAAACTTCCTACGGAAAAAATCAAAATACATCACATGGGATGTATCGGAGATACTAGAATAAGCCGCATCCAATTAGAACAAGGGAAAGAAGCGACATTTTACATGGCTCCGGAGCGGAAAGTCAATTCTTTAAGTGGGATATTTAAACAATTAAGAGATTTAGATATTCAAATGCGAGACCAAAACAGCGAGCTTTGGGGAAAAATTAAACTTAATAATACTGGTGCAATTTTAGATTTTTATGATAAAAATATTAAAACTCAATTAACAACATTAGCTGGTAAGGTTAATGTTGCTATAAGTGAACTTGATAATAAAGTCTTAAAAAAAACAGATGTTTCTGTTACCTCTAATGGTATAACATTAGGAAGTGGAAAAACGATTGACGGAAGAACTATTGCTAGTATTATGAAGGTGCAACCGGATAGCATTGACTTAATAAGTCCACTTATTAGAGTAACGGGAAACATGGTTTTAGATGGAACACTTGAAGGTAGAAAAATCAAAGCTAATACTTTAGAAACTGGACATCATAAAGCTGGAAGTATAACTACAGAAATACTTGCAGCTAATGCAGTTAAAGCGGATAAAATATTAGTTAATAATGCTATGATTGAAAAATTCTTAGCTAATAGTGCTTTTATTACGGAATTGTTCGCTAAAAGAGCATTTATTAACCAATTACAAACAGTCAAGATAACTTCTACTCAAATAGATGTAGATACGCTATACGGAAAAGAATTAAATGGAGTAACGATAACAGGCACAAGTAAAATAAAATTAGGGCAACACGGATTTTTACAACCGACAAGCAATGGACTTCAAATTAATGCTCCGGAGAGTTATGGGGCAAATAGAGGTATTGGAGTTCAAATACACGGGTATAGAGAGGTTCTAACAGGTGATGTAGTAGTACCAGAAGGTATGTTTATATACAGAGATGAGAATTTTTCAACAGGCGATATTGTATCAACTAAAAATTCAACGTTGTTAACAGTTCAAGGTAGAATTGAGTGTAGAAGTTTATCAGATGCAAATGGAGATTATGCATATGGGTATGCTATTCCAACTATAACAACATTTAATGCGGGAGGAAGTGGTTTATACCCTATAATGAATATATATCATCAAGATAATTCTAATGGACAATTTTTACTTTACAAAGTTCCGGGTACTTATTTTTCAGTCGCTACACAAAGAGAGTCTGATGTACGTTTAAAGAAAAATATAAAGAATACTAAAGTTGTAGCATTAAATATTATTGATAATATAAAATTCAAGTCTTATGATTGGAAAGATACAAATAAGGGTCATGAAAAATTAGGTATGATAGCCCAAGAATTAGAACGCTTGGAGAAAAGTTTAGTTAATTTAGTTGTATTTGATGATGGAACGGAGAGATATACGTTAGACACACCCACACTAAACATTTATTCTTTAAAAGCAATTCAAGAATTATCAATCAAGCTAAACAAGTTAGAAAAAAGAATTAAACAGATGGAGGAAAAACTATATGCAGCATAACGAGGTACAACCAATACATTTAATAGCTCAAGAATTAAGTGAGAAAACAGTAGAACTTGCTCATTATAAAGTAGCTTATCAACTACTTAATGAAGAGGTGGAAGATTTAAAAGGGTTAAAAGAATTGATTGACTCTAACAAGGAACTAAAAGAGTTGGTAGAGGAGATAAAGTCTAAGGAGGATAAATAATGGCATTAGAACTTATTGACAGAACAGCGATACCGGAAGCTGGTGGATATAAAAGTGTATCTGTTAATTTCTCATTGAGAAAAGGTAGTGTATTTTTAACTGGTGGAGCTGATTTACCGGGTAAATACGCTACAGTATCAGATAATGAAATATTAGAGGAAATAAAACGTCAATTAGCAATTCAAATGTACGAGGGCGACTCTACACCAGCATTAATCACAGAGTATGCTAATTTAACTCGTCAAATGATTGTTTTGGGAAATGGCAATGTAGAACATAAAGCGAGGGAAAAAGCGTTACATAAATTAGTTAACAAGGTTAATAAAGGTAATGATAAATTGCTTATGACCTTGCTGTTAGATGTACTGGATGCTAAAACTATCAACGATAATAGAGATATTATTATTGATGCTTTTGACTCTTACGAAGTAGGGGTTGATTATTCTGTAGGAGATAAATTCAAATACGATAACCGACTATTTGAAGTATT